TACAAAGCTGTTGAACCTGTAATGCCCAAAGACATGTTTGCGGCAGTAGATCCAGTAAAAGCAACCAATGTATCAATATAGATATTGACAATTTGTGAGCCTGCTGGGATTGTGAACCGTGTAGTTGTTGTATCGGCGGTATAAACTGCGCCATCATAAACAACTTTTTTAGTTTGCGTTACTGCTGTAGTACCAGTATTTTGAATCAAACCAGCGGTTGTGCCAGTAGTATTCTTGACAGTGCCCAATAACCAAGGGCCTAGGTGTGTTGCGAATCCCATGAGGATGCTCCTTATACATGCGTTGTAGTGTATCTATCTGCATGAAGTCAGCCGGGGCTGTTAGATACACCGGGTTCCCGGAATAGTTCTAATATACATCAAAAGAAAAGGGGGCACAAGGCCCCCTCTCAATTTATCAGGACGAACCTGAAGAACCCCAGATTCCCAATGGATCTGACCAACCAAAGGAATAACGCTCTCTAGACTTGTAACGGACGTTACCAGTATCAAAGTCGCCGTCCATTGACTGAGCCAAAGGTGAACGGATGAAGTGCTTCATGCCGTTAGGTACATCAGTTGTCAAATACCAACCGTTTGTATCGGTCAAGAAGTGATTAACTGTGTAGCCTTCAGGAATTGCGCCCATTTGTTTAATGGCGTTGATGTCATTGTCAGTAGTGCCGACGCGGAGTTCGGTATCTAACAGACGTTTTGCAACGAACATTAAGTTTGGTGGAACGATCAATTTCTTGGGTTTAGCGGCGATCAAAAGTCCACGCTCGTCTGTCCAAGCAGCGATTTGAATAACGGCGGCTTCCAAAGAAGTCTCGTTCAAATCAACTTGAGTAGATGGAGTGTTAGAGTTTGTACCACCATTAACCAAGGGGTGAGCTGTACTAAATAAAGAAACACCGTCACCACCAGCATAAGCAGAACTAAAACCGTTATTAACAACAGCAGCAGCTTTTACTTGCTTGGTGTAAGCCATAGCACGGGCCAGACCTTTGGTGTAACGAGCAGACAAGCTGTCGTACAAGTTATCTTCAACCGCTTCTTCAGTGATTGAGAAACCCAAAGCAATGGTTTCGTGGTTATAGCGAGTTGTCCATGCCTCTTGAGCATTGTCATACTGAATCGCTGAACCCTCGTTTTTAACAGGGGCGGCAGAGAAACCAGACAACTTTGTCTCTTCTTCAAATGAACGCTCTGAGGTTTCAGTTTCATAAATTTCTTTATGCTCTTCACCGTATTTAGCATACTCAAGACCGAACAATGCGTTCAAACCTGGGAGCAGCTCTTTTAATAGTTGTGCGCGGGAAATAGCCATGATTTAAGCTCCTTATACAGCAGTTGCTGTGTAGTACTGATGTGAGCCAAAATTAATTTTGACAAGCACTTCGGGGTACTGGGTGAAGACAAGTGTTGCGGCTGTTGTAAACGCTGTTTGAGGAGCGGTATTAAGCACAACGGTGGTAGCACCAGCAGCGGCGGCAGTTGCAACAAAAGAACCAGAGCCAATCAATTGACCGTTAGCGGCAATCGAAGCGACATCAGTTCCTAGGGGCAATGCTGAAGCAGAAGATGAAGTTAAGGTTAAAGTGGCTGTGGACGTTGAAGACCAAACCGCTGTACCCAACGCTACTTGTGTATCACGAACAACGTCAACAACACGCAATCCAAAACCGCTAGTTGTTAAAGTTGAAGAATACAAAGCTGCTACGGCTGAGTCCCCAGTGTTGACATTACCAGCATTCTGAATCAAACCTAAGTTTTGACCCACAACAGCAATGCTTCCAGAGGCAATAGTAGTAGTTGCTGAACAAATAACCACCTTAAAAACAGTATCAGGATCATCACAAATAACAGCCATTGCATCACCAGCCAAGGTGCTTGCGGGCCAATATTGAGAGAACGTCTTCTGTTTTGTTGCTGGGTTTGTATAAGAACAACCCAAGAAAACACCAGTCAAACCAGCAGCGCTTGAGTCTGTGGTAGATGTGTTTTTAACAATTGAACCACGAATAATATTAACCATGTCACCATAGAAAATACTAGTAGCGTAGCCGTACTGGATAGGTAGCATACGAGTTGAACCCGCAAACACCTGTCCACCAATCAAATTGACTGGTTTTAGCCCGTATGGGGCTGCGACAACGGGATAAGCCATTTAAGACTCCTATAAAAAGTTAAGAACCTGTACCGAAAGTAACCTTTGAACGCTTTTCAGCAAACAAAGGCATACGTGGATCGCTTTCGCGCATAAACGTATTGTCTACGGATTCCATTTGAGCTCTGTTTTGCTTGTCGTAATAAGCGGCACGCTGTTCCAAAAACTCAGCAGGGATCCTGCATAACAATAACCCGCCAACTTCAATACCACCTTTAAAGCGGCCTTCAGTATTAGCGTGCATCATCATCTCGGGATACTCCTCTGCTTTGCAGGGCTCATACCCCTCACGCATCTTGGAAGAGATGTTACTCGGGTCTGCCACTCCCATTGTGCTCAAGCGTACATATCTATGCTTCCAACCAGGTCGGTCATCAGGCATTGGTAATGTCTCTGGTGGCCTCCACGCTGTTGGGCGCATTGAAACCTCACGGGTTTCTAGATCTCTGCTCTTACGATTTGTTTGTGTTTCAGACATGATTATTCACCTTTTCTAAGTTCTTCCGCAGCCTTGCGTGCATAAAGTTCCAACGGAACTCCAAGACGTTTGGCGATGTTTTCCTGGGATTTTGTAAGCACGAATTTTTTAGGCGCTGAGCTTCGCGTGCCAGGAGCAACTACACTTGTTTTGTTTGGTGGAGGGGGCGCATCCACGGATTTGGCAGAACCAAATTGTTCTGGAAATCTTTGCCGTACTTCTGCATCAAGTCTTCGGTAGTACTCATCACTTGAGGGATTTATTCGCTCCTCAGTGGTAAGTTCTTCATGGACTGCAAGGGCATAACTTGTCATGCGCCTGTTCTGTCCAAACCAAGAGTTCTTGTCGCGCCACTCGACTGCTTTTGGGTCAGGCTGTGGGGCTTGTTGAAATACCGGTTGTTGTGTTTGTACCTCATTACGTTCTTCTTGTAAAGGGGTCGGACGAAAATTCTCAACTTTGTCTGCTTTTAGCGTAATTGCTGAAATATCTGTCTGAGCGGCAACAAGCTCTGCGGTATCTCCAGACTCATAAGCTCGAACGTACCTTGCCTGTGCTTTCTCAAGCTCATTGGCAACAACTTTCTTGGCTTGGTCTATCAGCGCATTTTGCCCCTGTGAGAGTGAACCCTTTAGTTGTTTATTCTCTTGAATAATAGCTTGAGCCATACGGACGGCTTCTTCGCGTTCCCGTTGTGCGGTTTCCTTGGCCCGCCTCTCTTCATGGTAGCCCTTGGTAAAGTGCTTGATCCGATGCTTGACGCTATCGTCGTATTTATCCAACTCTTCCTCAGTTAATTCTTGAGGGGGGTCGGTCATGGGTCTGCGATTACGATCCTCTAAAGGCGTATCGTCTATCACTTCTATTTCAACTTTTTCGTCATCTCCCTCGACGGTGACTTCCATCTTCTCGTCAGGAAACTTAAATTCGTCTTTAAATTCAGCCATGATTTACTCCTTATGCTGCACGGGTGATACCACGAGGGTCTTGAACCACAGCTTCAACAGAGTCATCATTGATGATCCTGAATTCTTTGCCGTGTATCTTGAGCCTTGTACCAGTGTTGGGTCTGACAATTACAAAATCTCCAACTTTGCAAGACGGCCCAGAGGGAAATCTGACTGGATCTTTGTAGGCATCGGGCCCAAGTTTCACCACAAACAGTACGGGCGTTAGTACTTCTTCGTAGTGCATAGACTGGCTGGACTTGAGCAGACCGCTTTCGTATTCTTCGTCTATTTCGGGTAAGACTGTAAGAATCTGGAAACGGACTGGATCAGGAAGTTGTTTGGCTTTCTCTTCCGCAGTCTCAGGTAGCGCCGTGGCTGTTACACCATCTTGGCTAATTAAAAGTTCACTCATCTTCAATATCCTTTATTTTTCGCACGAAGTCGGCTATCTCTCTTTGTGCAAGGGCAAGACCCCGGATTACCCCGCACATACTTTGGTACTCACCAAAATCCTTTGCTGACCCGTCGTGTAACGGGCCGCTGTAAGCAACTTTAAGTTCTTCCAGTTTTTTATTTAGAAGTTCAAAGATTCTCTCGTCCATCATTCACCTCTTCGGTTGGCAGCGGCTTGACGAGCCAGCTCCATTTGTTGTTCAGCCTGTTGCGCTTTTGTCAACAAGCTCACGCCATGAGCTTGTTGTTGATTAGCTAAACCTTGAGAGTGGGTTTGCTGGGCATGCGCCAGTTCCATTTGATGCTGTTGAGCTAACTGCTGCATGCTTTGTTGGGCTTGCGCCATCTCCATTGCGTGCTTCTGGGCCACCATTTGTGGATTGTCTGTCCCCTGTTTACTCTGCAATTCTTGCGCTTTAAGCTGTAGCTCTTGTGCTTTAAGTGCCAAGTCCCCGTCGACCTTTTTCGCTTTAGTCTGGGTGTCTTGCTCTTTAAGTTTAAGTTCTGCTTGCTGCATCTGGATGAGCGGATCTTGCGCCATCTGCTGAGCTTGTTGTTGCTGAACCTGACCTTTGCTGAGCGCCAATACTTGTTGAGCGGCCTGCGCCACAAGTCTGGACAACTGAACTTCCATGTCTTTTGGAATCTCTTCGTTGGGATCTGGCAGGGCTGTACCCAACTGGTCTTCCACTTTCTTGCGGTACGCAAACGCCAAGTGCTGGGAGATGTGAGCTTGAATTGCCGCCATCATTTGTTGCGCCATGGGGTTTTGACCGATCTGCGCCGCTAGCAACGGGTCTTGCATCATGGCAGTATGTACTGCTATGTGGGCATCGTGGTCTTGGTAGATGAATGCCTTGGTTGGTTTGCCGTTTAAGAACGCCATATTCTCGCTGACGGGGTCAACGGGCTTCATATCATCCTCAATTGGAACCAGTTTATCCCCGTTTTTAATGCCCAAAACATCGATCATTTGCCTATGTAATTGGGGTAAATTGTAGATTTGAGGGGCTTGTTGAGCCATTTGCATCACAGCTTGGTACTGCATAATGCGCTGGGCCATCGTAGAACTGTTCGGATCGGACACTGGGATGACTTCCACCATGTCATAATCTTCCCGTTTAGCCGTTTTTGCCCCTGAAGCAGGGGTGTAATCGTACTGGCTGGGTGTAAAATCCCTGATAATGTCCTTTAAAAGCTTGAATTCCTGCTTCATTGAGTAGTGAACTCTAGCTTGCACGGCACTCATGGTCTTTAATTGACGCTCTAACAGAGCTAGTGTCGTCCCAACAGGTGCATTCGCACTCATATCGCTGACATTCATGTCGGCAATAGATCCTAGACGTCTGCCTTCGTCTGTTATCTTGTCCAACAGTCCTGACAATACTTGGGACGGCTCTTTATATGGCAACGCCATGATGTTGTCCTTGATGGAACCGCTTGGAACGTCCACATCTCGGAACTCACCCGGTGCAATTGGCGTATCGTCACCCTTTACACGCAATCCTCTGGATTTTAAGCCGCCTGGCAGGTTAGCCAACGTACCTGCATCGATCAACTGACGAATAAGCGCAGTTCCTGCACGGGCGTAGCCACCAATCAGGTGAATTAAGCCCAGTCCATACACGCCAAACCCAGGAATGTAGGTGTATTGAACAAAGTGAACCCGCTTTTGCTTGGTTTTGTCGTCTTGCTTCCAGTTTCTGTAGATGCCTAAGACTTCTCCCGACGCTCTGTCAACGGTAATGATGTATGGCAGTGCAATACCGTCATCATCTTCATACCCTGGCAGGTCATACTCAACTTGGATCTCTGCAATTTGATATCTGTCGTCGTCTGTAAGTGAATACCCTTGGTCTTCAGCTTTTTTCTTCTCGATATCTGTGTGAATTGCTACGGGATCACCCAAATCTACCTCACGGTAGAACCCAGCCACTTGCAATTTACGGATTTCGTTCTTGGTTTTACGCATCAAGTGCGTAACCCGCTCCGCCGTCAGCGCATTAGACGCGCCATAGGGGATGATGACATCTTCAGCAGGGATAAATATAGACGTTTGACGGTCTAAGCTGGGGTCAAAGTACACTTTCTTGAACGCAGAACCCACCAACCCCAAGTTAAACAGCATTCTTTCATGCTCTGGGCGGTACTCAGACATCTGCTCCGTGAGTTTGTAGTTCATGTCATCCTTGACACGCTCAGCAGCTTCTTCTTTTAGCTTGTCTATCGCACCAATGATCTCCGTTTTGACGGGGCCCGCCGCAGGAAATGTCTCAATGATGGTCTCAGACTGGAATTTAACCGCAGCTTCGGTCAACACGGTAGAGTAAACCCCGCATGCACCGTTCCATGGCTCGGTTCTTTCTTCGTACTTCATGCCCAAGACATCCAGACCCTTGACAAACATGTCGGCCCAGTCTTTTCTTGAACTGATATCGCTGTCAATGTCCTCCATCAGGTCGCCAGAGATCTTCTTGAGCGTGCCCTCATCCATGTCTTCAGCTAAGTTACGGGTAAAGTCCTCGTCTCCGCCTTTGGAAATGCTTAAGTCCATATCTCCTGTGTGAATATTGACTTCTTCAGGATCAATAATCTCAATCTCCATGGCTGTATCTGTGCCATCTGGCAAATCAGCAATCCCTTGAGGGGCTTGGTACAAACTCTTTTCCATACAAACTCCTAATAATAAACGGCTCGCCGTGGTCTAACATACGGCTCTGGATCTTCAAGATCCGTTGTAAGTCTTAACATTCCACCTTTGCGTACGCGAATTAACGCAAGCGTACAAGCATCAACTTGGTCGTCGTTTTCTCCAGCAGGGAATGACAATATCTCTTCCACAACGGCGCTTGCCCACGACGTTTCTGGAAACCAAATCTGTCCCGACGAAAACATGTCCGATACCGAGTTTAATCGAGCTATCTTATCTTGTCCCTTACCGGGACTGTAATCT